GCCGGGCGGGAGTACGCCTACGATGTGCGCTACTGGCGGCAGCTCCCGGAGCGTATCGCCGCCGTGGCGGAACGCCTGAAAGATGCGCAGATTGAGCAGGCCCCGGCGGTCGATGTGATCAGGCGCTTCCGACATCCGGCCGTGCTGATCTACGCGGACCCGCCCTATATGCTGCACACGCGCAAGGGCAAGCAGTACATCGTGGAGATGGCCGAGGAGGCCCAGCACGTCGAACTTCTGGACGCATTGAAGGAGCATCCGGGGCCGGTCATTCTGTCCGGCTATGACAACGACCTGTACAACGAACACCTGCAGGGGTGGAAAAAGCTGCATCGGCGGGCGCAGGCGGAAGGCGGCGCGGTCAGAACGGAAACGGTGTGGCTGAATTACGAACCGGAAACGGGAGGAAAAGCGTATGAAACTGTGTGATAGGTGCCGGGTATCCGGCTGCCTGCTGACCTACGGCGGGAAAGCCTGCCGGGAGGCCAGAAAACAGGAGTGCCCGGACGTGGTGTTCACCAACGCGGACAAGCTCAGAGAGATGGACGACGAGGAGCTGGCAAAGGAGCTATACGGGATGCAAAAGAAAATATTCCTGCTCCTTGTTGAAGGACTTGGCCTTGATACGGATTTTGACTTTTCCGGTAATTATCAAGACCTCTTGGAATGGCTCAAGAAACCGGCGGAGGTGCTGTGATGGACGAGAAAGTGATCTATTCATGCGTGGACCAAGAGCACAACACCTGGAACTGCCGGGGATGCGGGTACATCGAGACCTTCGAGGCGGACGGGCCGGTGGAAAACGGCTGGAACTTCTGCCCCGGCTGCGGCCATGAGATCGAGGTGGAAGCGGTCAGCCCGTGTCCCTTCGACAACGGGAACTGTATGTGCCAGTTTTGCGAGGCTCAGTGCAACAACGGTCTGAACTGCTCGGACTGCCGCTGCGAGGGAAAACCTGTGCACGACATCCACCTCTGCACGGGCTTCGTCGGAGACATCACCCAGTACATTCGGAACTGGATGCGCCATCACGGCGGGAAGGCTGATACCTGAGCGCGTGAGCGGCACATACATATATAAACTAAAGGAGGACAAGCACATGAGCGAATTGACGCTGCGATTTGGGGAGGCCCGGCTGCACGTGGAGGGCGACGCCGATCTGGTGGCGCGCGAGCGGGCGGCGTTCCTGGAACACCTGGGCCGACTGGACCGCCAGAGCGAGAAGGTCGGTGAACTGCTGGCCGTGCTGCTCCGGGCCGGGCACGCCCCCGAAAAGGCCGAGGAGCCTGTGAGCAAGAAGGCAGAGCCGGAGGAACCAGCGGAGGAAAAGAGTGTGACGCAGGACGACTTATGCAGGCTGCGGAGCATCCACGTCGGCTTCGTCAGCCCGTCCCAGTTGAAGCGGGCGAAGGCCGAGGGCAAACTGGACCACCTGCTCGCCCAGCGCGACGAGATCGAGGTGCCGCTGGATACCGGCGGGACCGTCACCGTGGTCTGCTGCTATGTGACGCCAACTTCGGCCCGCTTCGTCTTCAAAGACTGCTGGGACGAGGACGTGATGAACGACGAGGCGACCAACAAGACCGGGTATTTCAAGAGCAAGGGCCGCAAGCACGTTTTGGAGGACATCTACCCGCACATCGCGGCGGAATGGCGGGAGATCATCGTGCCCCGGACCTTCGTGGAGACCATCGAGGGCGAGCGGGTAGAGTATTCGGACCCGCTGTGGCTGCCGTCGGCGACGGATGTGTTCGGCACGCCGGACGGGGCCTGGTGGAACGACGGAGACGACGACTTCCAGCTCCCGGTCTTCGCCCGTGAGCGCGACCGCGTGAAGGAGTGCGGCGACAAAGGAACGTATTTCTGGTGGCTCCGCTCCGTGTATGCGAGCTCCGCGAGCGTCTTCTGCTATGTGGGCACGGGCGGGTCTGCGAACTACTCCGACGCCTACTTTTCGCTTGGCTTCGCGCCGGGCTTTGACATCTGATCGGAAATCGAAAAAATCTCCGGTGCGTAAGCGCCGGAGAGCAAAGGAGACAGCAATGGTCACATTCGATATTTGCAAAGGCAATCCGGGCGCGCTGACGTTCGTGATGCTGGCCTATGAGTACAATCCGTATCGCGCCGAGGCAGCGTTCCGGCGTATGCAGAACAACGGCATCACCGGGGACAAGTTGTATATGCTCTGGAATGACTGCTGCGACCGTGATGTGGAGCAGACATTGGTCAACATGGAGTGCATGAGCATGGAGGAGATCGTGTCCCACATCAACTACGAAGGCGGACGGGGCACCCCCATTCCGAAGAAAGAAAATCTGTGGTGGCTCCGCTCGCCGTATCCGAGCCAGATGGGCGGTGAGCAGATCGACGAGATCGTCCGCATCACAAGAAATCCATATCTGTTCTAAAAAACATTCTCCCCCGGCGCTCGCTGTGGGAAACGAAAACCGGGGGAGAAATCTTCAAGATTTTGCTGTGCGTGGGGTCATTTCCTACTACATATTGTACCACAATGCACGGATAAAGTCAAGATAGCGGCCTCGACGCAGGATGCAGAGAGGCGCGCCGCAACGCCGCCGGGAGGCGGCGGACGGGCTTGTAATGGGTATTATCCTTCTTGCGAAAAGCATCGAGGAAGGACCAGGAGACGATGCAAAGGGGTACACGGATGATAAACAGGTCTTTCATACGGGAAAAGGTCGTTCACTGTGGTAAGAACTTCCTTTCACCGGAAATCTATCCGTACAGCGGACAACAGCAGCAGGCGGTCGGACGGAAGCGTGGGAAGAAAGTCAACGTCTCTGCGCCGAAGCAGAAGAACCTCAATGACCGGAGAGCCAAGCGCTATTTCATTCAGCTCGCCAACAGCAATTTCGGCGTGGGTGATCTGGTGGTCCATCTGACCTACGCCCCGGAGTTTCTGCCGGAGAGTGAGGAGGAGGCCGCGAAGATCGTCGCCAAGTATCTGCGCCGGGTAGCATACCTGCGGAAGAAGCGGGGCCTTCCCCCTCTCAAGTATCTGCTTGTGACACAGATCGGACGGAAGAAGGATGGGACCCACCGCATCCACCATCACGTTCTGATGAACGGCGGACTGGACCGCGACGAGGTGGAAAACCTGTGGTGGGAGACCAAGGGCACAAAGGACCGGGAGCCGGTCATGTACGGATGGGCAAACGCTGACCGCCTGAGACCGAACGCAAAGGGCATCGCCAGCATGGCCGGGTACATGGTCCAGGACAGCGCCGGGAAAAAGCACTGGACGCAATCGCAAAATCTGGAAAAGCCGTGGCACAGGGCACCGAATGACCGGAAGTACACGCGCCGTCAGTTGGACAAGATCGCAAAGCTGCCGGAGGACAGCGAGGAGTTCGTGCGTTTTTGGGAAAAGCAGTATCGCGGCTGGGAGCTGGTGGAGTGCGAGAAGTCATTCAACGAGCAAACCGGATGGTATTTCTACCTGACCATGCGGCGAGCGCATAGAAAACAGAACGGAGGGCTGAAATGACAGGAGAAGAACAGTTCAAAGAGCTTTACCGGCGGTATATCCACCGGGAGGGCGCGGAGGAGCTTTTGGAATGGATGGAGCGGGAGACGGACTTTTTCACCGCGCCAGCCAGCACGAAGCATCACCTGGCCTACCCCGGCGGACTGGTGGAGCACAGCGTCAACGTGTTCCGGGAGCTGCGGAAGGTCGTGATCGACAACGAGCCGACGATGGAGGCTGTCGCCATCTGTGCGCTGCTCCATGACCTGTGCAAGGTGAATACATACGTGCGGGAGCATCACGCGGGACCGGGTGAGGTCTATTCCTACGTGAAAAAGGACCGCTTCCCCATGGGACACGGGGAAAAGTCTGTCTACCTGATCGCGCGGTTTATGAAGCCGGAAGACGAGGAGGCTCTGGCTATCCGCTGGCACATGGGCGCGTGGGACGACGCTGTGCGCGGCGGGAGCCGTGGCCTGAACGAGGCAATGAAGCTGCACCGCATCGTGTACGAGCTGCACGCGGCGGATATGCGGGCCACGCATATCGTGGAGGATGGTATGGCATGAAGGGACGACGCGGAGCGCTGGGCCAGTATCACGCCAGCATGAGCAACAACCGGGGCCATGACTTCGAGGAGGCCATCCGTCAGGCGTGCCTTCTGTACGCGAACCAGGGCCGGGCGAAGGTGGAGAAGACGCCGGAACCGTTCCGGGTGCTGGAAAAGCGGGAAGGTGGTATTTTCGTGGGCCGCTTCACCGCACACGCCCAGCCGGACTTTCAAGGCACGTTGGACGGCGGGCGCAGTATCATTTTCGAGGCGAAGTACACCACCACAGACGCCATGAAGCGGGATGTGCTGACGGAAACGCAGATGGAGACCTTGGAGCGGCACCATCGCTGCGGAGCGCTGGCGGCGGTGTGCGTGGGTATCCAGGACCGCTTTTTCTTCGTGCCGTGGCCGGTGTGGCGGGACATGAAGGAAGCCTTTGGGCACATGAGCGTTTCGGCGGCGGAGCTGGAAGACTTCCGCGTGCGCTTCACCGGAGCGGTCCTGTTCCTGGACTATGCACACAAGATCGGGGGCCGGTGGATAACCGGGGCCGACTGTGAAATCGAACGATGGAGAAGGAGTAAATAACATGAGCATTTTTGAGATTATCTTTGCGAACTTCTGGACCTGGGCGGGTACGGTCGTCCTGGTGACGACGCTGCTGGACGGCCTGGCGAACGTGATCGCGGCCATGCGGAAGCCAGAGCGCTCCGTGCGCCGGACCAGCTATTCCGACGGCACCAGCATCGTGCAGATCGACAACGCCACGGCGGCGGATGTGGACCGGGCCGTGCGCGCCATCAACGGAGCGGAAAGCGGGAGGACTGGCCGATGAAGCTGAAAAAGGTCGCGGCGCTGTGCAGCAGCGCAAATGCGTTCTGCCTGTTCGACCGTGTGGACGGCGACGGAGTTGTGACACAGTGGCTTGGGGACGGGTGCTGCGCCTTTCCCCTCCATGGCCTGCCGGTGCTGTCGGAACCGGAGCTTTACCGGATGTTCGACGTGTCGGAGAAGAAGCAAGACAAGATATATTTCAATCACAGTGCGCTGCCGGAGGGGCTGAACGTGGAGGACTGGTGCCGCTCTGAGGTCCGCGCGGAGGATATGGACGTGACGATCTCCTCCGGCGGGAAGGTGCTGATGCCGCTGCGCTTCCCCGGCGGGCTGCTGTTCATCCAGAGTAAATACCTTGGGCCGCTGGAAGACCAGATGGATTTTCTGGAACTCTACGTGCGCCGGTCGGACAGCGGCGGGCGCTATGTGGTGGCAAAGACGGGTATGCTGGTCGCGGGCGTGATCTTCCCGGTGCAGGCCGTGAACGAGGGATTTTGCGACAAGCTGGAAGAACTGGCGTCAATGACGCGGCGGGAGTTGGACAAGCATCTGGCCGCGCCGCCGGTGACTGAGGAGGAAGACGAGGGCCAGGAAAACGTCTTCGGAGGCGGCGATGGGGAAACGTAAGCGGCCCATGCCGTCCTTCTACGGGAAGAACATCGCCCAGCACGCCCAGCGGCGATTTTTGGCCCGATGGGAGGCGGAGCACCGGAAGAAAAGCGACCGTATCCTGATCGCGGATGAACTGGATAAAGCGCCGGACCGCACACAGGAGACCCGGCGGGAGGAATAAGCAACAGAAACGAGGCTGACAGATGCGCGAGAAAAATGTGAAAGAGATCGTCCGGTATTACTACGAGATACCGGAGATGGTGCGCCTGCTCAAGACGGAGCAGCGGGAGCAGGAGAGCTTGTACGACACGTTGAAGGGCACCGGCGGCGACGGGATGCCCGGAGGCGGAGGCCCTGGGAAGCCGGTGGAGACCGCCGTGATACGGCTGGACGAGCGAGGCGTGTATGAGCGCCTGCAGGAGATACACATGCGGCTACTGGTTTTGGAGGGCGACGCCGCTGCCGTGCGGGGCTGTTTGGATGGTCTTTCCGGTAAGTACAAAAGCATCCTTCAACTGCGGCACAAATGTCACCATAGCTGGGCGAATATCTCGGTACGCATGGGAGCGCCGGACAGCACCGTGCGGAGCTGGCACGACAAAGCTGTTTTGTGCCTGGGCGAAGCGCTGGACGAGGTGCCCATGGCGGAGGAGCTTTTGGAGCGTGCTTCACGCGCGCGTACATATTAAGCGCCGAAAAAATCGAGGGCTGGCGGGAGCTGCTTTTTCACCTGACTTTTGGTGAGAGCGGCGGCCCAGCGGCTGTGGGACGAGCTGTTTCAATTTCCTGTGTTTTTCTGTCAGTGAAATCGCGTGCGCAAAGACTGTTTCCGGCGGGAACGAATGGCCCGTGGGAAAACAATTTGCGAATGGCATAAAAAGCACCCCGGCGGGCTGTTGGTCGCAGCCTGTCGGGGTGGCGTTCGTTTTATGGCGGTTTTTGTGATCAAGACCGCCGATTTTGTGATCATGGGCGGCTTATTTGTTATCAGCGGGAGGGTCAAGCGTGAGCGGCTGGCCCTCGCGGGTCATGCGCTCAGTGCAGGCTTGGAGCACATACGCCTGGATGCTCTGCCCGGTGGCCTTGGCGGCGGCGCGGATGGCATAGCCGACGGCCTTTTGTGGGCGAAGGCTGATGTAGTCGCATTTGGCGTTGTAGGCGTCATTGTTGCGGCGCTTGCTTTCACGTATGGGCACGGTCATTCCTCCTTTTCGTGGTAGTCCGTCAGGTCGATCATGTTGATCGTCGGCGGCGGGGGCGTGAGCTTGTAGAAATGGCCGTTTTCGTAGTGCTGGTCGGTCACGCCGTCGTACCAGCAAATATCCCCGTGGAGCGCCTGCGCGGCCTCCATGCGGGTTTGTGCCTGCTGATCGGTCAGGCCGTCGAAGGTGAGGCGCTGGCCGTCGGCGAACTGGGCCACGAGACGGTAAGCGGGGAAAATGTCGGCGTTTTGGTCCATGGGAGCCTCCTTTGGATTTGGGTGCATTATAACACGCTTGCGTGTATAAGTCTATGGGTTATTTTGCGTTGGAGCGGGCCTTGAGCGCGGCGCGGGCGGTTTTGTAGTCGGGGAACACCTTGGCGGCGGGAAACTCTTTCATGCCGCAGTTCCACTTTGGGCGCGGGGTCTTGCGGAGATAGATGATCTCGCCGTCGTCGTGCTCCAAATACCATTTTTCAAGTGTCCCGTCGAGGTTGATCGTGTATCTTGTGGGGGCTGTGGTTGTGGTCATTGTGTGGTCCTTTCTCCCCGTATGCCCGGTAGGACAGGCGCATTTCGTTATCCGGCGTAGGTCAACTGTTCTTTCAGGCGCTCGATCTCGTGCTGCCAGACCGGGGCCATGGGGCTGTCGGGGAAACGGTCAAGCGCTTCGTAAAGCTCGTCGAGGCGGGTGATGATGGCGTTCTCGCTGGGGATGTTCCATTCCATTTTGTGCTCCTTCTGCCCTCGTGACCTCCGGGGCGGGATTTGGTTTGTTATTCGGTCAGGCCAAGGGCGTGGCGGGCGTCATACATGGCGTTGTCGGTGAGCTTGCGCTGCCAGGCGTTGTACCGGGGAGACCAACGGAAGCCGCGTTCTTTGAGCTTCTGGCGGGTCTCGTCGTCGGGCTTTTCGTCAAAGAGGATTTGGAGCCGGTCCGCTTCCAGGTTACGGACGATCTCGCCGCCGGGGAACTTTGTGCCGTCGGCGGGCTGCTCGGCGGCTTCGGCGCGCTTGTCCAGCTCGTCGAGGCGGGCCTGCACGCGCTTGATCTTGCCGCGAAGGCTGGTCAATTCATAGTCAGGGACGGGGGACGTTATCCAGGGGCAGCGCTCTTTTGTGTCGGCGAAGCTGGCGGTGAGCTTGGCGGCGGCCTCGGCGCTCATGCCGGGGAAGCCGTCGAAGGATTTGTGCTTGCGGTAGAAGGCGTTCAGGGCCTTGCTTTCGTCGAGCTTGTTTTGGAGCTTTTGGAGCTGCTCGGTGAGCATTTCGCGGGCGTGAGGGTCGGCCAGATCGACCGGGCCGGAGCCGACGGCCTCGATCTTGTTCAAGATGGCCTTGATCTCGTCGTACTCGTTCCAGAGGGTGCCTTCACGGGACATCTGCTTTTCGTGCTTGCGCATATTGTAGCCGCCCGCGCCGGAAATGAACTGGCTTGGATAGCTGGCCTGGTTGCGGTTGTAGTCGTTGGTCCACTCGGCCATGCGGCGGGCGTAGCGGTCAAGCAGCGCGTCGAGCTTGTCGTGGTAGAAGGGGCTGACGCGGGCCTTCTTGGCCTCCACCAGGGCGGCGGCTTTGTCTACGGCGCGCCGGTATTCCGCCGTTGCGCTGCCGGGCTTGTAGTCGCTCATGTGGACGCAGTAGTGAGCGTTGCGGGCCGTCTCCTCGTTGATCTCGTAGTAGCGGACGGCGGGCGCTTCGGCGGCCTGGGGGCCGATCATGCTTGTTTGCTCGTACATTTTGGGTTCCTCCTGTGTTTTGGTTTTGGGTCTTGCTTATGGGGTCGGGTCGCTTTGTTGTCCGGTGCGGCCCGCGAAGGTGTCCGGCGGCGGGGGTCAGATCGCGCCCCATGGGGCAGCGTTGTAGTCGGCGGTATTGGAAACGAGGAAATGCGTGTAGACGCGGGAGAAGTCGATCAGGGCCAGGAGCAGCGGGTCTTTCCGGGTGGCGTCCTCGCTGGCTTGGTATATCTCGCAGTCGATCAGCTTGGCGAGTTTGTAGTGCCAGGGCAGCAGCTTTTCGTGCTGGTCCTCGCGCTCCCGCTCCTGCACCAGCGGCGGGACGCTGGGCATCTCCGGCGGCGTGGTGTCGGTCACGGTTTTGTAGCGCCCGGCATAGGCGCGGCTGTTCAGGTCGTACAGGCGGCGGAAGATCAGGCCGGAGCAGTAGAAGCCGTAGCGGTCGCGGCAGTCGCTCAGGGCTTTGTAAAGGCTGTCGGGAGCGTCGAAGCCAAAGCGGTTGAAACCGCTGTTGAGGATGTATTCCAGGGTGTTCGCGGTGGCGGCGTGGGCCTGGTCGGACATGATGAAGCAAGACATTTTGTGTACCTCCGTTTTGTGGTTTTGGTTAGTGGGTGGGACACTGGAACAGGACGCAAAGATCAGCTTTGCGGGCGATCTCGTTGATGCGCTGGGCGGTCGTGTTGCCGAGGGAAAACACGGCGATAAAGTTAACGTGGCAGTCGTCCGGGGTGAAGATCGGCTTGCACTCAACGCCCAGGGCGCGAAGATGGGTTGTGACGTTGGCGGCCTCTGTGACCTCGTGCAGCGCGTCGGCGTAGCACTCGCGGTAAAGGTCCACGCCGTATTTGTCACGGATGGCGTCGAGCTGGTCCATGTCGAAAAACTCCGTGAACGGCTCGTATTTGTGCGGGGTGGGCAGGTGCGCGGCGATGATCTCGTTTCTGCAAGACCAGTATCCAGCGGTTTTCATTTTGTGGTCCTCCTGTGTTTTGGTTTTGGTGTTACCCATGAGCGCCCGCCCCGGCGGGGCGGCTGGACTTGCACCAGCGGCGGCGGGGTGCCGTCGGCCTTGCGGGTTTTGGGTCAGGCGACGCGGAAATAATAGGCGTTCTTCTTGCCGCTCCACTTGCCGCCTGCGGCCTCGATCTCTTTTTCGTGGGGCTTTGTGTCTCCGGCGAGCCAGACCACCGGCGCGGCGGTCGTTGCACCTTTGATGGTGGCGGTCAGGCCGTCCACCTCGGCCCAGCGGGCCGCGATGATCTCGGCGGCGGTTTTGGGTTCGGGCTTCTGTTCGGCGGGCTGTTCCGTCTTGGTTTCGTGCAGCTCGGCCAGCTTGTTTTTCAGCTCGTCGATCTCGTTGGCGGCGCGGTACAGATCGCCACGAAGCGCGGCGGCTTCTTCCTGGGCCTGGACCAGCTCGGCGCGGAGCTTGTCGGCCTCGTCGGTTTTGGTGTTGTCCTCGGCGGCCTCGGTGAAAAATGCCCGGATGGCGCGGGCGGCGTTCGGCTCGGCCTTGATGGGCATGACCACGGCGAACGGCTCGTCGTTGATGTAGGCCAGGGCGGCGGAGATCGCGGACGTGGTGCGGAGCTGGGCGGCGGGGTGAAGCGCGTCAATGAACTTTGTGTCATAGATCGCGGCGAAATCGGCGTCGGCGTTGTAGTAGCAGGCGGCGGGGGCCTTCTTCGCCTGGACCGTGAACGGGGCGCGGGCCAGCGGCGCGGCGTCGGCGGTGTCGCGGACGGTATCGGCGAACAGCTTGACCAGATCGAGCTTGTGCGCCTCGTCCTCGTGCTTGCCGTCCTTGTCGAACGTCCACGCGCCCGGCTCGCAGCAGGTCAACGGCTGGACCGTGGCGGCGTACTCCGACGCGTTCATGGTGCAGAGAAGAAAGCCGTTGCAAATGTAGATCGTGCCGTCCTCGGAGACCTGGCACAAGATACGCTCGGAGCCTTTCAGGGCCTTCGCGGTGTTGGTGGTGTAGCGTCCGGTAAACTTTTTCATGGGGTGTTCCTCCTGTTGTGTTGTTTTGGGGTTTGCTGTATGGGGCTGGGTTGCTTTGTGCGGTGCAGCCCTGCTAAAGTGTCCGCTTGTGCTGGGTCAACGCTTGGACTTCTCGACCTGCAAGGCGTGGAAAAGATGGGCCTTCGTCATGTAGAAATGCGGGTCGGTTTCGGGGGCGTCCTTGCCGTCGGCCTCGGCGGCCTCGCGGGCGGCCTTGCCGGGCTTGTCGGTGTACTTCCAAAGCTGGCAGGTCAGCGCGGCGTGCTGGCCCTTCTTCACGCTGTACCCCATGCGCTTCCACTCGGCGAAGGTGTGGAATGTGTCAGCGGCCAGCATGGCGGAGAAGATGTTCTCGGCGCTCTCGTCGCTGCCCTCGTCAACGGTGATCGTGACGGCGGCGCGGCGGGCGGCGATCTGCTCGGCGGTGTAGGTGGCCTGCACCAGCTCGGCGAGCTGGGCGGGGGTGAAGGTGTTGCGGACGGTCTCGAAGATGATCTCGTTGTTAGTCATGGCGTTTTCCTTTCCGGCCTGTTCGGCCTGTACACTGTTGCGTGTCGTTTTCTGCTGCAAGCATACACTGTTACGTGTCGCCTTGTCAAGCACTTTTTTTCGGCGGCTGGGGGTTCCCCCTACGGGGGAAAATTTTTTCAGCGGCCCCGGCGGCGTTGCTTTTTCTGTGCGGGTGTGCTATGCTTTACCCGTGGCCGGGCGGCGGCGAACTCGC